ACATCGAAATACTAACCCATAACGTAAGTGGTGTAGCAGATCACCCAAACTTAATGAAGACAGTCGAAGATGAACTTGGCAAGATAGGTCATTGGGAAGAAATTAAGTCTGTAATTAAAAAACATTTCGATTTCGAAGGCAAAAGAACGTTGACAGAGTAACCAAACTGTAGTATACTTACAGTATGGATTTCTACACTAACGTTTGTCGCACACGTGACAAGATTCTCGTCACAGGTTATAAAGGCAATAAGAAGCAAAAACTTCAGGTCAACTATAGACCTAAACATTTTATACCATCTAAAAAAGGTCAAACACCATATCGTTCACTTGACGGCAGATACTTAGAAGTTGTCGAACTCAACTCTATGGGTGGTGCTCGTAAGTTCAGAGAACGATACGATGGTGTAGAAGGATTTGAGATACATGGTTATGACAGATATGTTTACACATATATCTCAGATAGATTTCAAGGCACAATCGATTGGGACTTCAATCGTATTAAGATAGCAACTCTAGATATAGAATGTGAATGCGAAGAGGGTTTCCCAGACCCCATGATCGCAGGTGAAAAAGTCAATGCAATATCAATCAAACCATTTAGAAAAGAAACTGTAGTTTTTGGTATTGGTCCCTGGGATCATCAGAAGACAAATGTAATCTATGTAGAATGTAAAAACGAGTTTGATCTTCTACAAAAATTTATTAAGTATTGGCGAACAGAATCGTTCGATGTCATTACAGGTTGGAATGTAAATAGTTTTGACATTACATATCTTTGTAATCGTATCGACAGACTTATGGGCGAAGATGAACATCGTAAACTTTCACCATGGTCTCAATCAAGTGTTCGTGAGTTTACAACTCAAGGTTATCAGAAACAACAAGTCTATGATCTACTCGGTGTCAATGTAATTGATTATCTAGAACTGTATCGTAAAAGAACATTTTCTAATCAAGAGTCATATCGTTTAGATCATATTGCAAATGTAGAACTCGGTAAGGGTAAATTAGATTACTCAGAATATGGTTCGTTACATACTTTATACAGACAAGACTATGCAAAGTTTCTTGAATATAATGTTCGTGATGTAGAACTTGTAGAAGAACTAGACAACAAACTTGGTTTCTTAGAACTGATTATGTCTCAGGCATATACTGCCAAATGTAATTATTCAGATACATTTGGTATGGTAAAGTATTGGGAAACTATCATATATAATTTCTTAAAAGATCAAGGTATACAAACCCCACCACAAAGACTCAAATCTGGTAATGATAAAACAAAACCTATAGTTGGTGCTTATGTAAAAGAACCACTTGTTGGTGGTCATAAATGGGTAATGTCTTTTGACTTGAACTCACTATATCCACATATTATTATGCAGTATAATATATCACCAGAAAAACTTATTAAAGGTGAACGTAAAGATGTATCAATAGATAGAATGCTTAACAAAGAGAATGATCTATCGTATTGTAAACAAACTAATACAACTGTAACACCAAATGGTGTATTGTTCTCACGTGACAAACAAGGCATGTTCCCAGAACTTATGGAAACTTTCTACGAAGAACGTAAAGAATGGAAAGGTAAGATGATTGCTTATCAAAAAGAACTACAGAAATGTGATGACCCTAAACGTAAAAGAGAACTTGATACATTAATTAAAAGAGCATACAACAATCAGCAAGTTAGAAAGATTGCACTTAACTCGGCGTATGGTGCCATGGCGAATCAATACTTTGCATTCTTCTCTATTGATCTTGCAGAAGCAATCACAATGTCTGGTCAAATGATTATCAAGTGGTCAGAGAAAACTATTAATGATTATCTTAACAAGATACTAGAAACAGAAGATGAAGATTATGTGATTGCCATGGATACTGATTCAGTTTATATCACAATGGACAAACTAGTACAGAAAGTATTACCAGATGCCCCAACAGAAAAAGTTATAGACTTTTTATCTAAAGCAGAGGGACAGATCGAAGATGTCCTTGCTAAAGGTTTCGATGATCTTGCAGAATACACAAATGCATTTCAACAGAAGATGCAGATGGGTAGAGAAGTAATTGCTGATCGTGGTATCTGGACTGCAAAGAAAAGATATATTTTAAATGTACATGATAACGAGGGTGTCCGTCTAGCAAAACCAAAACTCAAGATGATGGGTATTGAAACTGCAAAGTCGTCAACCCCACAATGGGTAAGAAACAAACTTACTGAAGCATTGAATGTTGTTATGACTCAAACAGAACAAGACTTATGGGCATTCGTAGAGACTGCACGTAAAGAATTTAGAAACTTACCACCCGAAGAAGTTGCATTCCCTCGTGGTTGTAGAGGGTTAGCACAATATAAAGATAGTACTAATATCTATTCTAAGGGTACGCCAATTCATGTTCGAGGTTCACTATTATACAACCACATGTTGAAATCCAAGAACCTCGACATGAGGTATGAAATGATTAAGAACGGTGAGAAGATACATTTTTCTTATCTCACTGTTCCTAATCCTATAAATGAAAATGTAATATCATTTATAAATGTTTTACCAAGAGAATTTGATCTGCATAGATTTATAGATTATGATATGCAGTTTAATAAATCTTTTGTTGAACCACTAAAAAATATTGTAACACTGTTAGACTGGAATGTAGAACCAGTCGCCAGTCTCGATTCTTTCTTTGCATAAATAACTATGTGGAAAACGAACTCGACAAGATCAAAGAACGTTTAGAGAAACTAGAAAAAGATTCTCACCCACCAATTGGTCTTGAATGTTTTACAGGGTTCAAAGAATTATGCGAGAGAATACAGAAGTTAGAAAATGCCATACTCAAAAGAAGTAGTTAAGAGATTCGAAGAAGTTCTTAACTCACCAAAACAATTTAGTGTAGGACGATTTGATCCTAATGATCCAAACGTAGCAACAGGAATGACTGGTGCACCTGCTTGTGGTGATGTCATGAAACTTCAATTGAAACTCGATGAAGACGAAAGAATTATAGATGTAAAATTTAAAACTTATGGTTGTGGTAGTGCGATTGCATCATCAACTATGTTCGTAGAGATGCTCAAGGGTAGAACTATCGAAGAGGCAAAACTTGTCAAAGATAGAGATATTGCAGAAGCATTACAATTACCACCAATTAAATTACACTGTTCTGTACTAGCAGAAGATAGTATAAAGAAGGCAATCGAAGACTGGGAGAGAAAAAAAGATGTATGAATATAATGTTACGATAGTAAAAATCGTTGACGGAGATACTGTTGATGTAGATATTGATCTCGGTTTTGGTATGACCTATAAAAAGCAAAGAGTTAGAATGATGGGCATAGATACCCCGGAATCTCGTACAAGAGATTTAGTAGAAAAGCAATTTGGTAAAGCATCAAAGAAACACTTAACAAGACTATTAGCAGATGCAGATAGTCTTACACTTATGTCACATGATAAGGGTAAGTTTGGTAGAATTCTTGGTGAAATATTTGCTCATCACGGAGAAGAAGAATTTAGTATTAATCAAAGAATGATAGATGATCATCATGCCGTACCATATAGTGGTCAATCAAAAGATGATATCGAAAGACAACATTTAGAGAACAGAAAAATTCTTCAAGAAAATGGCACAGTAGAAGTGCAAGGAGAATTATCAGTATGATCATATCATATATGGATATATTTTACTTGTCTGCCATCATCATCATTTTTGGTTACATAGTTCATATTGAAACTAGTCTCAAAATATTAACAGAGATGATGAAAGAACACACCAAATGTGAGTCTTTACAAGATGTGAAAAAGTCACTAGACGAATAAGCAATTCAGTGTTATACTGAATATATAAATTATGAGAGGTGCAGTATGAAATTTATTGACGAATTAGTTAAGGCATCAGGTAACGAATATGCAAATATCGTTGCAGACGGTGTCGCCGCTGGAGATGTAGATTCTTTTGTAGATACAGGATCATATATCTTCAACGCCCTATTATCAGGTTCACTATACGGTGGACTTCCAAAAAATAAGATTACCGCTATAGCAGGTGAATCAGCAACTGGTAAAACGTTCTTTGCATTAGGAATGGTAAAACAGTTTCTTGCTGATAATCCAGACTCTGCGGTAATCTATTTCGAATCTGAATCTGCGATCACAAAAGAGATGATTGAAGAAAGAGGAATCGATTCAAACAGAATTGTTATCGTGCCTGTAGTAACAGTTCAAGAATTTAGAATGCAGGCAATATCTATTCTCGATAGATACTTAGAAACGGACGAGTCAGAAAGACCACCGATGATGTTCTGTTTAGATTCACTTGGTATGTTATCAACTACAAAAGAGATCGAAGACACAGCGGCCGGTAAAGAAACTAGAGATATGACTAGAGCACAAATTGTAAAAGGTGCATTTAGGGTATTGACTCTCAAACTCGGTCGTGCTAAAGTACCTATGATTGTTACAAATCACACGTACGATGTAATCGGATCCATGTTCCCACAAAAAGAAATGGGTGGTGGGTCAGGACTTAAGTACGCCGCATCTTCAATCATCTATCTTTCAAAGAAGAAAGAAAAAGATGGTACAGAAGTTATCGGCAATATTATACATTGTAAGAATGCTAAATCTAGACTTACAGTTGAGAACAGAATTGTAGATGTCAGATTGACATACGATAAAGGTCTCGACAGACATTACGGGTTACTTGATCTAGCACTTGCAAGTGGTATATTTGAGAAAGCATCTACAAGAGTTAAACTCCCAAATGGTAAAACAGAATTTGGTAAAACGATTAATAACAATCCAGAAAAATACTTTACTGAAGACGTGATGGAAAGACTAGAAACAGTTGTACAATCACACTTTAAATATGGAAATAAGAATGAGAATAGAACAGACAATACTGAAGAATCTGATACAGAATGAATCTTTCGCAAGAAAGGTAATACCATTTCTCAAGTCTGAGTATTTCACCGACTCTTCTGAACAGTTAATTTATCAATTAACTAAAGAGTACTTTGATAAGTACACAAAGAATCCAACAACTGAGGCACTTCTCATAAACCTTGACAAGATAACTAACGTCAACGACAAAGTTATCGAGTCTTCAAAACAGTTGATAGATGATTTGTCTAACCAAGAAGAAGAGTCCGCTTACGAGTGGGTGATCAATGAGACAGAACAATGGTGCAAAGATAGAGCAATTTACATAGCAGTAATGAACTCAATCGATGTCATTGATAAAAAGTCTCAAAGATCAACAGGTGAAATACCAGACTTACTCAAAGATGCTCTCTCAGTGTCCTTTGATACTCACATCGGTCACGATGTAATCGAAGATGCTGATGAGAGATTTGAGTTTTACAACAGAGAAGAAGAGAAGATACCATTCGATTTAGAATACTTCAACAAAATTACAAAAGGTGGTTTACCAAACAAGACACTTAATATTTGTCTAGCAGGTACAGGTGTTGGTAAATCAATGTTTATGTGTCACATGGCATCTAGTGCCTTGATGATGGGTAAGAATGTATTGTATCTATCTATGGAAATGTCTGAAGAAAAAATTGCTGAACGTATTGATGCAAATGTATTGAATATACCAATCAAAGATTTACCAGACTTATCTAAGAAACAATATGATACAAAGATTAATAGACTGAAAAACAAAACTAAGGGTAAATTAATTGTCAAAGAATACCCGACTGCATCAGCACATGTCGGACATTTTAGACATTTACTACAAGAATTAGATATCAAAAAAGACTTTCAACCTGATATGATCTTTGTCGACTATCTAAACATTTGTGCAAGTTATCGTATCAGACCAGGTGCTGGTGCAAACTCTTACACACTAGTCAAGAGTATTGCAGAAGAACTTCGTGGTCTTGCAGTTGAATATGATCTACCAATTATCAGTGCGACACAAACAACCAGATCAGGTTATGGTTCAACAGATATCGGTCTCGAAGACACTTCAGAGTCCTTCGGGTTACCAGCAACTGCTGATTTGATGTTTGCACTTATAACATCTGATGAGTTAGAAGAACTAGATCAGATGGTTGTAAAACAATTAAAGAACAGATACAACGATCCAACAATATTCAAAAGATTTGTTATCGGTGTAGATAGATCGAGAATGAAATTCTATGATGTCGAACAAGAAGCACAGGAAGAATTAGTAGATAGTGTAGACATGAATGAAGATACACCTGTCATGGACAGAAATAAGAAGTTCTCAGATTTTAAAGTTTAGGGTCGCAAGACTCGGGAGAGGGATAAGGGTCAAGTATCACAAAATCCACAAGCATTTACACGATTGATGTGTGCGACCCAACCCCTCCTTTTTATTCAAAAAACCCTTGACAGTAACCATCATTTTTTAGTATACTAGAACTATGAAAGAAGTAAGAATTAAAGGATTCCCAATCATCAAGGGTCAGGTTAGAGATGATGCTATCATCGAGATACCTATACCTGCAGACTTGCATGAACTCGCACTTTCTGGTGATGGTGACGACTGGGACTTAATGTGTAAAAGATTGCCTGCACATGGATTTGCGAATCCAATTGGTAGAATGTCTATCGAAGAAATTAAAATCGATGGAGAATGGAGAGTATTTCACTAATGAAAAAATGTATTATTTTTGATATTGATGGCACTATTGCTGATGTAGAGCATAGAAGACATTTTGTATCTGGCGAAAAGAAAGATTGGAAAAATTTTAGATTAGCAACTAAGCATGACACTCCTGTTGAGTGGGTTTGTGCTATTGCTAGAAGATTCATTGCTCAAGGCGATGATGTTGCTTTCTTCTCAGCAAGAAATGAATCAGAGAGAGACATTACTGAAAAACAAGTTATGGACTGGATCGGTGAAGATCACAAAGGTATCTTTCTTAGACCTGATGGTGACTTCAGATGCGATGCAGAATTCAAATCTGATCTTGCAGATAAGTTTTTAGAACTTGGTGGTAAGATTGACCTTATCTTTGACGATAGAAATAAAGTTGTAGATATGTGGAGAGATAGGGGATTCACTGTAGTCCAAGTTGCAGACGGAGACTTTTAATGAAACATACAGATCACCCAGATTGGGATATTTCTTCACCGAGTGAAAAGAATAGGATTAGATTAGAAAACTATAAGAAGTTAGAACTAGAGACAGAAATTGAAAATGTAGAGAGACTCATATCAGAAGATAAGAAGAGTGGTAAATCAACTCTTTTATTAGAAGGTATTTTAAAAAGAAAACAATATGCTTTAGATAATAATCCTTTCTATGAACCACACGAAAATACAACCTTCATTGAAGACTTTAATAATCTCGGTCTAGATTACATAAATAATAGTAAATTATGACAAAGAATTTGAAATCAAATGAAGTGATAGAGATAATACAAAAGAAAGTATTACTCAAAAAACAATTGAAAGAATTTAAATCTTCTGGCGATGATAAAAAGGCAGAAGTTGTATCACTAAAAATAAATCAATTAGATGATGAACTTCATTCCAGGCCGTTATCAAAAAACTAAATAGTACTATACGGAGAAAACTATGGCCTTATATACAGACATAAATGCTGAACTTCAAGCAGAAATAGACGTAACTCAGAGACAGATCGATGCAGTTGCTGGTGTAAATTCAAACACTTTTGAAATCTATGACCCATCAAATGAGTCAGATCGATTTACTTACACAGGTACAGGTGGAATGGAAGCACTTTTCAATCAATGGAGAAGTGAGAATCCTACTGAAGATTCTGGTTGGAAATTTATATTATGGGAAAGATTTCAATCAGTACGACATGATCTAGATAATGGCGAAACAGAGGCAGAGTATTGTGCTAGAATGCAACTTATCATAGATGGTTTTCAAGCACAGATAGATCACAATAACGCCCAAATTGCCTTAGGTATTACAGACTCAGATTACAGTGCACCTGTTGGTGATCCCCCACCAGAAGTATAAACCTAATTAATATAAATAGTAGTATTGCACAAATAATTGTGTTATAATAGTATTATGGCCAAAAATTTACACTTAGAACATTTAGAAGACGAGATCATTAATAATGGTATAAAGGGTGGTCGTGCATCAATATTCTTCTTATTAGAACTTCGAAATATGCTCAAGGGTAATTCTAAGGGTCGTGTAAATATGACTGTAAAATGGGACGGAGCACCAGCAATTTGGTGTGGTAAACACCCAGAAGATGGTAGATTCTTTGTCGCAAAGAAATCTCTATTTAATAAAACACCACTTTTCTATACATCAGAACAAGAGATCAAAAATGCATCAGAACTATCTGGTGATCTAGAGACTAAATTCTTAGAAGCATTTAGACATTTCTCTAGATTATCATGGGGTAATAAAATATTACAGGGTGATCTGATGTTTACTAAAGGCGATAAAAAAATGGAAAAGATAGGTAATCTATCGTATGTTACATTTCAACCAAACACAATCAAGTATGCCGCGGTCAACGGATCACCACTTGCAAATGCAATCAACAATGCAGATATTGGTATTGTCTGGCATACAACATACACAGGACCAACAATAGCAGATTTGTCTGCAAGTTTTGGTGCAGATATTAGTTCATTAGGACACTCTAATTCTATATGGATGGACGATGCGACATACAAAGATGTATCTGGTAATAGTGCAATGACTGCCAAAGAGTCAGTTAGATTATCAAATAGTTTATCACAATTAGGAAAAACTTTTAGAAAGATCACCAAAAATGATCTTAACAGAATGAGAAAAATTATGGACACTTTTGCTAGTAAGTCAGCAATAGGTGCCTCATACAAAACATACGTAAACTCAAAAATCAGATCAGGCAAATTTAATCCATCTTACGAAGATTATCTGATTTATGTTGACAAATATTACGAGCAAAAGATCATAGCAAAAGTTAAGATGGAAAAAACTAAACTGATCAAGAAAGAAATTAAAGAACAATTATTGTCTGAGATTAGACGATTAAAGAAATTTTTTCAAGCATTAACAGAGTTTCAGAGATTAATGATTGAATCAAAACAAATAATAATAGTTGCTCTCAATAGAGTAAAAAGCATAGGGACATTTGTAAAAACTAGCACAGGTTATAAAGTAGTGAACCCAGAAGGTTATGTTGCAATTGACAGAGATGGCAATGCAGTAAAACTAGTAGATCGTATGGAATTCTCACTAAATAACTTTACAGTAGCAAAAGATTGGGATAAGTAATGAAGAAGACAATCTATTGCCGATTATGTGATCATGTCGTACGCCCAGGTGACGACCCTACAGAAGAAGTAGAAGATTGCATACTAGATGTTGGTTTTAATGATAACTTATGTGAACCAGAAGAAGAAGAAGAATGATAAGTTTTAAAGAATTTTTAGAGAACAGTAACCCTAGAATTCCTAGAAAAAAAGGACAACCTGCTAATTCTAAGAAACATTCCGATCTATACACAGATGAAAATCCAAGGGGTACGATTCATGGATTAAAATTTGCAACAGTAGATGATGCAGAGAAAAGTGTAAAGAAGATAGAAAACTCTGGTAAAAAACATGCTCATAAAATACAGGCCGCGATTGCAATGGAACAAAGAGCAAAAGAAATGGGAAAAAAATCTGCCGCGGCAGTTTATAGAAAGTACATCGAAAAGATGAAAAAGATTACTAAGGAAAAGAACAAGTGAAAGAAGTAACATTTACATTTGGAAGATTTAATCCACCAACTACAGGTCATGCTAAACTTGTGGGCAAATTAGCAAAAGGTCGTGGTGATAAAATGCTTTTCACATCACACTCAAACGATAAGAAAAAGAATCCACTATCTCATAAAGACAAAATTAAATATCTCAGAAAGTTTTTTAAGAGCAAAGTCAATGTGCCAAATGCAAATGCTAGAACAGTATTTGAAATTGCAAATGCACTACAAAATCAGGGTTATACTCACGTAAATATGATTGTTGGTTCTGATAGAGTCAGAGAGTTTGAAACATTGTTAAACAAATATAATGGCGTAAAAGCAAGACACGGATTCTATAATTTCGAACAAATCAATATTATTTCTGCAGGTGAACGTGACCCTGATGCCGATGATGTTTCTGGAATGTCAGCATCGAAAATGAGACACTATGCAGAAACAGATAATTTTTCAGAGTTTGCAAAGGGCGTACCATCAAGAAACAAAAAAGATATTGAAGGTGTATACAGAGCAGTTAGAAAAGGTATGGGTATCATGGAATCTTTTTTACCATTATACATGATAGAAGATTTAATTACAGAAGGTGTATATGATCCTGGTATATTCAAAGCAGTGTTTCTAGCAGGTGGACCAGGAAGTGGTAAATCAACAGTTGTAAAACAATTAGCACTTGATACTCTTGGACTCAAAATGGTAAACACAGATAAAGCATTCGAGAATGGTCTGAAGAAAGCAGGTCTATCTCTTGATCTTAGAAAACTTGATGCAGTCGTCAGAGATCCTATCAGAGCAAAAGCAAAAAACATAACAAAGAAAAATCTGGACAATTATATTGGTGGACGACTTGGTTTGATATTCGATACAACTTCAGCAAAAGACTCAAAAATTAAACAATACAAGAAGATGTTAGATGCATTAGGGTATGAGTACAAAATGGTTTATGTTAATGCATCACTAGACAATGCTCAAAAAAGAAATAAAGCAAGAGCAAGAAAATTACCACCAGAAATAGTCAAAAATGATTGGGACGCCGCTCAGAAAAATGTCAAATCATATCGTGGTATTTTTGGTAGAGATTTTGTTGAGATTAGAAATGATGATGATCTTAAATCTTTACAAGCAAAAACACAAAAATTATTTGGTAAGTTAATGTCTTGGTCATCTGCATTCCCAGGAAATAAATTAGCAACCTCTTGGAAACAAGCAGAACTACAATCTAAAAAAGAATAAATAGTATCATGGAAGTTATAAAACTAATTAGAGAAAAACAAAGAGATAAAGTCAGACAGGACCCCGATATAAAAGATAAAAAGGGGACACAACCTGATGTCTATTATAAAGGTCTAAAGAAATCTACAAAAGATAAGAGAGATGCACACTTTAAAAAAGGTGCAAAAATGGACGATGACAATCCAGCGGCATACAAACCAGCACCTGGTGATGCAACTGCAAAAACTAAACCATCAAAACATACTAAGAAGTTTAATCAGATGTATGGTGAGAACATGGAAGAAGGTAAATTAGTAGCAAACTTCAGAGAAATTTTAGATACAATGATGAATCAGATCAAGAAAGAAGTTGGCAAAAGATATCAAAGAAGTGAAGAAAGTGGTGTCGATTTGATGAATCGTATTGGTAGCATAGTTGGTTACAAAGTCACAAACAAGGCGCAACAAAAGAATAAACTATTCTTAAAATTTGGTGATGAAATAGTAAAAGAAGATTTAGCACCAAAAGATGTGGGTTATCTTATCAAAAGATATAGAGAATTAGATAAACTACAAAACAGATTAATACGTATTCGTGGTGCAGATAATCAAGATATGAAAAAGTGCAGAGATGCAGTCCGAGAGGCCAAGTTTGCAATTATGGACTTAGTAGAAGGCAATGCTGATGTTATCGTAGACGAATATGATCCAACTCTCTCAGAGGGTAACACAGGGTTACATTTTCAATACGAAAAAGTAGACATAAAGAAAGCATTGAAGAAAGTTAGAGGTGTAACTAAACAACAAGCAGAGATAATCGCATCTATACCACAACCAACTCTCATATCACTCATACAACAACTATCTACTTTAGCATCAGAAAAAGAAGTAGAAGAGTCATTGTGGAGAAATATACATAACAAAAGAAAACGTGGTGAAAGAATGAGAAAACCTGGTGAGAAGGGAGCACCAAAACCAGGTGATTTCAAAAGAGCAAGAGGAGAAGATTTAGATCATAACTCAGATGCTGGCGATTACATAGATGACTTTATGAAATCAGATGCACCACAGTTTAAGAATAAATCAGCAAAGAAAATTAGAAAAATGGCAATCGCCGCATATTTAGATTCTAAGGAGAAAAAATGAAGAACGGAAATAAATCAGATAATGGTGTGCTAGAGATCGGTACAGAAGAGATTTGTGCATCATACGAAGCAGATACACCAGGACAAGCAGAGAAAGTAGAGAAGTATATCAGAAGTCAAAAGAAAGATCAGATGATCAATGCTAAGAAACATTTCTCTCAAGTATTCGGTAACCCTCTCAAAGGGTTTCCATATAACGAAGAGTTCGATGTAGAACTTGCAGAAGCAGTCGAAGAACTTGCAACTTTAGAAGAGGGCGATACAGACGCCGCAATTAGAAAGAAAGCAGATAAAAGTGGTATGCCATTTGGAATATTAAAGAAAGTATTCAACAGAGGTGTTGCCGCTTGGAGAACAGGACACAGACCAGGTACTAATCCTACTCAGTGGGGTTTGGCAAGAGTCAACTCTTTTACAACTAAGTCAAAAGGTACTTGGGGTGGAGCAGACAAAGATTTAGCATCTAAAGTAAGTTAATGAAAACGTTCAAAGAAGTAGCAATCGATGAAACTCTTGCTGATATGCAAGAGAATAATATCAATCTCTTAGATAATCCGTTCAGATTGGGATCGATGATGTACTTTGAAGTTATTAAAGAGGCAAGAAGACTACAATTAGAGGGTCGTTACAGACTTACTGAAGTAGATAAGAACATTTTAGAGACAGATTTAGGAGAGTATGAGGTATATGAAAACGAACTCGTACCACTAGATTGTCCTATGATGAATATATCAGAAGAAGAAAAGAAAGAATTGAATAAACCAAAACGAGGTGGACCTAAAAAGTTTTACGTCTTTGTAAAAGACGGAGATAAAATTAAGAAAGTCACATTTGGCGATACAACAGGTTTAAGTGTCAAGTTTGATGATACAAAAGCAAGATCATCATACGTTGCTAGACACAATTGCGATACAGCAAATGATAAAACTAAACCTAGTTATTGGTCATGCAGACTCCCTTATTACGCAAAACAATTAGGGTTATCTGGTGGTGGTTCTTTCTTCTGGTAAAAGGAGTATATTATGGAAAAAATTAGTGAATACATGGGTTCAAATAGAACCGCAAAAATAAATCTATCAGCATTTGGATATGAAGTAGATTTATACGAAGGTAACAATCTTGTCGAAACAAGAAAAATTCATGACAAGTCTATCAGTTATGCTGAGAGTCTTGCAGAGAACTGGACGTTAGGAGTCATCGAATGATCACACCTAAACCTTATTCTGAGAGAAGAGAACAACAATGTGGAACTGGTGTTACATACATTTATCGCACATTTTCAGCAGATGTAGAAGCAGATGAATTGGTATGGCATAGAGATCGTGAATCTCGTCAAGTGCACATACTGAGTGGTCATGGTTGGAAATTTCAGAAAGATGATAATCTTCCAGAAGAAATTAAACCAGGAACTGATCTCTATATACATAAGGGAATCTATCACCGACTAATAAAAGGTGAAACAGACCTAGTAATTAGAATTAAAGAATTATAAATAACTACTATGAGTATCAAAAAAGAAAGTTGGCAAGAGTCTCTTGAACAGGTTCGTTCTTTTGTAAAAAAAGAAGAAACTGTTGTTGAAGAACCAGTTGAACAGATCGTTGAAGCAAACGATGAAACTGTAAACGAAGAGATAGAAGAACTATTACGTAATGAGTTTGTAGAAGAACCACTTAATTTAGATGAAAGTGAGGCAATGATACAGAAAGCATTCAGATTAAAAGATAAGAAAGCAACCATGGGTATAGCAAATCTTTTAAACATGACTTCTGTAAAAGTTCTACAAAAAATGCAGAAAGATAATCCTAAGGGGTTCGAAAGAATGGCCAAGAAAATGGGTGAATTACCTGCAATGGAAGAAGTTGAAATCGAAGAACCAACTCTCTCTATAGAAAAACTCGCAGAAAGAAACATGCTAGGTAGATTAGCAAAATCACTAAGGTTAACAAACGAAGGAAAAAATAAGTTATTTGAATACTTCGAAAAAGGGGAATTGAAGTAATGATTGACGAACTAACAAAAAAACTTATAGAGGACTCAAGATCAGTTCTCGAAGGTAAGAAACTTGATCCAGTAGGAAAGAGAGATGCAGACGTAGACAACGATGGCGATGTCGATGATTCTGATGAATATCTTGCTAAACGTAGAGATGCAATTTCTAAAGCAATGAAAAAAGAAGGTAATGCTTTTATTGCCGCAATGAAAATGGCCAAGAAAAATGGCGATAAAGAATTCGAAGTTGGTGGAGAAACATATCAAGTCAAAGAAGTTGAGGATATGGAACATGATCCTAAGAAAAAAGAGATCAAAGAACTAGACAAAGAAAAAGAAGACGAAAAGAAAGACGTTAAAGAGTTCTTTGAAATAACAGAATTGATGGCATCTAGATTAGAACCACGTACTATGAAAATGATAGATATGATGAATGCTATGATGAAATTCAAGCACGGTTCTAAAGAGTTTAAACAGAAAAAAGCAGAGATAGATGCTTTCTTAAAGAAAAACGCAGGTAAGTAACATGAATTTATTTCAAGAGTCTAAGAACATATTAGATAAAGATGGTAAGGTCAATCCCCTTGGCCCATACGGAAGAAGTAAACTTACTGGTCGTGAAACATCAACGTATTTTAGAAGAAATAAAGTCAAAGATGCTAAGGTCAGAAGAGCAGTAGAAGTTGCACTTGATCTTGGTGGTGCAGATTCAATCGCAAGAAAAGAAATCAAAAAATTCTACGGCGATAAAATACTAAAATCTAAAGAAGTGCAGGCCGCACTTAAATATGCAAACGAAGAAGTTCAAGAAGCAGTATCACCTGCTCAACAGGCCGCTATAGCAATATCTAAAAAAGAAAGAGGTGAAAAACCTAAGAACGAAGATGCTGAAGCAAAAGCAAAACTCAATCTCAAACATACTCAAGATATGGAGAAGTTGAAGGCAAAACAAGCAAGAGAAAAAGAAGCAATGTCTGAAAACTATAGAACTCTAGCACAAAAGGGTATGGGTGCAGAAGATAAGAAAAGAGTTAAAGTTGGTCTGATGATCGATTACTACACTAAAAAAGATGGTTCTAAAAGACAAGGTAAAATTGTCTCAAGAGATTCAAAAGGTTATACTGTAAAAGATGATAACGATGGAAAAATGCATACATTTGTTTATCATGACAGAGCAAAAGCAAAAAAATTAATGGCCGCTCATGAACCTGGACATATCGAAGAGGGTAAATTACATGTAAAAATGTTTACAGGTAGAGACCCTGCTGGTATCAAAGTTAAGAAAATTGGTTCTGATCCAAGAGGTGGCAGAGATGTTATGATGACTGGACCAGATAATAAACTAATTGCTTTCGCAGTAAGAAGTCTAGGTGTTGATAAAGCAACTGCTAAAAAAGGATTAAAAGCAGTACAAAAAGAACTTGGAGATATGATCGGTGAAGAGTTTAAAGATGTAGACAAAGCAAAGAAAAGTCCATTCAAAGCATTAGGATTTTCACAACACCCACATAAAGGTTTCGAAGGCGAAAGAATGCCAAAAGGTATGAGAGATTTCAGAAAGAAAGCATTAACACCTACAGACCTTATGAAAAAGAAAATGAATGTTATGGATTCATATAGAGCAATGTGGGAAGAAGGTGAAAAGTATGCACCAGTCGAAGAGAACATGGAAAGAAGCATTATGAAAAAGATGCGAAAAGGTAAAGTAGCAAAAGGCATGCCGAGGTAAATCATGGCAAAGATGTCAAAAGAAATGCCTCTTAAAGTTTTCGCCGCTAAGTATAGGTGGAATCCTAAAGAAGAAGAGTGGATTTTAAAGAACGATAAAGATACTCACTACTATAACAATAGTGCATTAAAAAATGCATGGTTTTCTCTAAGTTATCCTATCTACGATGGTGATTATTACTTTGCATTTATTCATGATAAAGTAAGAGTCAACGCAAAATACAACGCAGAGGCAAACAGAGAACTTAGAAAATATATCACATCATTTTTAGATGAAGATGAAATCTTTGAGAGAATGCAAAAGTTTTTTGCAATGAAATACAAAGATGCAGGTGCAGGCGATACAATGACCAGAGAAGAACTCTGGACTGCAATCGTTGATATGAGAAGAAAGAATCCTGCCCCTAAAAAAGAAGGTATCAACGAAGGAATGACAATGAAACAGATCATGAGAAAACATGGTCGTCATTTAAAGAAAGCAGAAAAGACTGGTAATTTAGAATTGCCAAGTAAAGTAGAGAGAGATTTACAACAATGGGTGTTCGATAACGAACCAGATGTTGGTGATGATCCAGATGATTTTGATGAATGGTTAGACGATAATCTAGAAGATATCATCAAGGGTAGAATCAGAGAAGACGTAAGTGTAAATGTCATGGACAGTTACAGAGAAATGTTAGACGAAGAAGTTGCTAACATTACAGTTGACCCAAGAAATAAGATTAATAGTGGGCAACAACAAGCATATCATGGTATGGAAATAGCAAAACAGGCAAGAAGATTTGGACTAAAATCTTCTGTTATGCATAAACACGTCAGAATTAAGGGTCCTAAGAAAAAAGTTAATGACTTCTTGAGAGTAGTTATTGGTAAATCATCTTATGGTGACCCAACAGAAAAAGATATGTCAACACCACAAATAGACAAAATGCTTACTAAGGGTTTAAAATAATGCAAGAACCTACAAAAGCACAAATAGAAAAGATTTTAACATCTGATGCAAGAACAAAAGCATTCAGACAAAAATTGTTAAAATTAGGTTACGTGAAGAAAGACGCGGCCAAAGTTAACGCAGTCATGGAAAAGATTGGTGATTTTGGAATGATGTCCGATGCAGGTAACAAAAAAATTGCACGTGCAGTTGCAAGTGCAAAAAACGAGAAAGACCTAAAGGCAAAGATAGACAAAATATCTAAAATGGCAGGTGGTAAATACGGAGAGGCCAGTGAGGATAGTGTTTATCAAAGGGCACTTGATGCTATGCAAAGCAAAGCAAGGGGTACCCAGAACAGACCTGATGCGAACATAATGGTTCAATTAGGTAAGTTTAAAGATTACACGAAAGACGGAGAAGTCAGAACTGATGACATGAAAACGCAGAAGATCAAAAGAGATGATGCAGTCAAAGTTTATGATGCTTTAATGACACTTAAAGGTCCCGTCCGTGCTAAATACTTACAACTATTACAAAAAGATAAGAAATCTTTTGATAAAGCATTTAAGACTATATTAAAAGTAGTCAATAAATAAGAGAGGAGAAAATCATGGCATTATGGGGAGTAACCGACTCAGACGAGTCAAGACCAAAATACCTAAAACAAGCAGATAAAAATAACTGCGTGGCAAAACCAGAAGGTTGGGTGTTAAAGAAAGCAGTTGGTTCTAGAAATTTAGAAGAAGTTCTAGTAGCAGTTGGTTCTAACACAAACCTTGCTACTGCATTAGGTAATGCAGATATTACTGGCGTATACTTTGACTCAGCAACTTACAGTCAAGGTGATGCAGGAAAAGTTATCGTTGTGTATAACGAGAATGTAGACGTAACTAACGGCGCAACATTAACTGTTGGTGCAACAGGCGGAGCAGATGTAACTGCAACTGCCGCGGCACATGACGGTAAAAACTTAGTTGAGTTCGCATTTACAGTACCTTCAAGAACACATACACTATCTATCGGTGCTCAGACAATCAGTGGAACTATCGTAGACGATGGTACATCTACTGCATCTGATAAAGCATTCGTAGTTGGTGATAGATTAGGTGCTACAGGAACTGGAACATACGCAAATATTAGTGTAGCATAATGAAAACTAACGTATTAGGATCAGAAGCATCTTGCGGAACAAGTTCAGGTAATGGATCAAATTTTGGTTCATCTACTGTTGTGCGACTATTTAATTCAAACGCATCTGCTCAGTTAGTTTCAATAGAGAACTCATCAAACAGTTTGATAGGAACTTTTACACTTTCTGCGGGAAGAACAGAATTCGTAGAGAAAAACGCATCAGATGAAATTTTCGCGGCAAGTGCTGACGTAAAAGGAGTTGGTGTAGCAATCACTACGTAGGAGAAATTATGAAATCATTCAGAGAATATATCGTAGAACAAGGACTCATGTCTACTGCTGGTCTATCAAGTAATAAAATGCCTTATTCACTTGAAGATAACGATGTCAAAAATGCCGTCAACGCAGTACTCGGACATGTTGCCGTTTCTGAATTCTTAAATCCAAAGGCCGCAGTTGCTCACATGGAAGCAAAACTTGGTCAGATTGGTTTGATGAGAAAAGATGTACCATCAGATGATCCAAGAAACGAAAGTTCAGATGTTGAATTTTCAGGAAATGGTGAGTTCATGGTATCATTTTCACACGGAGAAGTTATTGGTAAATCAGTCGATACACCAATGGACGAACTCGACAAAGAAGAAAGACTTGTAGACTTAAGAGTAAGATACGAGCAATTAGAAACAGGAACATTCAAAGTCTACGGACAGATTGTTTAGTAGATAGAGATTCTCTATCTACTGCCCTCGGGCATTCTAAATACATTATATTATGGGTCTATTTGACAAACTAACAGCAAAAAACTTTTCTGCATTTGCGATGAAGCATTATGACGATCCTCAGTGTGAGGACATAGAAGACTTCAAAGAAGATTTACGCAGATTCAGATATCTTAAACGATTACTACATCGTTACCACGATCTTGGAGAACTCAGAGAAAGACTTATGTTGAATCATACAATATGTCTTTTTAATGTATTTGGTTTCGAACCATGTATGAGAATGCTAGATTTTAAAATTAAAGAAGATGCACATTGGTCATCGATCAAAACATTACTATTATATCTAGGGTATGTAGAAGACACTTGGAAACCAGAAATAAAGATAGATAAAGTACTTGTTGAAAGACTACGTGATTTATAAACATAAATAGTATTATGGTCGGAAGAGTAATAGACAGTTTAATTGTTTTTCGTATTCTCAAGATGTTAACTACACCTTTTGAGAAACAACAGGCGTATAAGTTTGGATTCATTGACAAACGTGGTAATCGTATCAAAAAGATCAAAGATGAAAATGGCAATGATATCGATAATAATCCAGTCACTCAGAAAGAAAAAAATTCACTCACACCTTTACATAGATTAGTATTTAATTTAAAAAGACTAATAGAAAAAGTACCATTTGGTAAGACTGCTTTTGCCTCTTATGCAGTTGCATTACTACTTCTAAAAGAAGAGACTAATTTAGATCAAGAACAAACAGATCAACTATTCGAAGACTTTTACAAACATTTAAAAGAACTCAATGTCATGAATCCAGAGATGATCTCAGAGGCGATAGAAGTTGGTAAACTACACGAAGACAGACCATATAATTTACGTAGACAAATCAAACAAAACTTTACAGATACTGGTGAGATAAAAATCTATCCAGAAAAAACACAAATTACTGATGTCAAAGAGCATAGCATAGGATATGGTATAACAATATATCAAGGTATGATCGAAGAAGAGACAGTATTATTCACGGCAGAAGATGTTTATTGAAGAAATCACAAAGATAGACACACTTGTATTCAAACCACAAGATGAGTTAAAGAAAGCAAAATACAAACAAATCGAATTATTTGATGATGGGTGGCAAAGTATTGTTATGCCTAATCCACCTAAAAATTCATCGTCAGAAACACGAAATGAAATACAAGAGATCATAAAAAGATATACAAACAAAACAGATCAAGACAAACAAGAGTATATAAATTGTGATGAAGATTCTAGTTACTACATAAAATTAGTCTTAGAAGAGAACAACATGGACTACAGTGAAGATACAATTGTGTATATCGAAGACCAATGTAGACCTATTATTAGACATTACAAAAATCACTATAACAGACCTAGACCATATCAAGTTGCAGAGGCGTTGGGTATAGACTTCAAAAGATTTGTGACTGATACAGCAAAGACACCATCATATCCATCAGGTCATACTGTACAACCATACGTAGTAGCAAATTATTATGGTAAATTATATCCAGAAATAAAAAGTGAACTCAGAGAAGCGGCCGATATATGTGCATTTGGTCGTGTGATTGCAGGGTTACATTATCCATCTGATTACAGAGGTGGTATAATATTAGCAGATCAGTTATCACAATATCTGAAATTTGACAATCTATCAGAAGATGCACCACTAAATTCTACAGGTGATGCAGTACAAACTAACCATCCACTACAGTTTAGTAAATCACTATACAGAAGAAAAAACGAATTAGACACAAAGAGACTATACAAATTACTCAAAAAAAGATATAATTAGATATGATTAAATTTCTAAATTATCTAGCATTGACAACATCAATTGCTATCGCAGGAATCGCGGCATACTTTTCAGTTATCGGTATGGCGACTATATTTGCAGGTGCATATATTGGTACAATTGTCATGATGACTGCATTAGAAGTTGGTAAACTTGTCACTGCGGCCTATCTACATCTCGTATGGGAAAAATTAAACTATCTAAAATATTACTTGCTTTTATCTGTTGGTGTGTTGATGTTAATCACGTCACTTGGTATATTTGGATATCTATCCAAAGCAAATATAGAAACTACACTTGTAGGTGATGGTAATAATCTAGAATTATCAATCATAGAAACCCGTATAAAAGCAGAAGAGTCAAAGATAGAGAGACTACAAGATCGACTCTCTGGACTTGATCTGGTGATTACCACGGGTCGTCCACAAGACAGAAACTACATCAATAGAGTACAGAGAGAAGAGAGATTACAGATTGCTACAGACATTGATACATCTCTTGATCTGATCTCAGAATATACAGAAGAAAAACTACCCATACAACGTAAACAATTAGAACAAGAAAGTAAAATTGGACCAATAAAATACGTTGCAGAAGTCATTTATGGTGAAGATGAGAGTGTCAAGTATCTTGACAACGCGGTAAGATGGGTAATTTATGCCCTTATTTTCGTGTTTGACCCCCTTGCCGTCCTGCTTTTAGTGTCCAGTACTGGTCTTATTGCACGTAGAGTAGAAGAAGAAAAACCAAAAGTTGTAGAAAACAGATACGTTCTACAAGTCCCCAAAGATCAAATCAAAAAAGTTAGCAAAAAAGACTTACAAAAATCATAAAATTGTAGTATACTATATACAATGCTATGGTTAGAGAAGAAATATTTGTCTATGGTCATGTCGAATCTCGACAAGGCAAAATGGATAAATGAGAATACACTAAATCACAGATGTTGTTATTGTGGTGATTCACAGAAGAACATCTACAAGGCACGTGGTTATCATTTTGTAAAAGATCAATCGTTGATCTATAAGTGCCATAATTGTGGTAAAAGTACATCATCAGTAAATTTTCTCAAAGAAAACTTTCCTATGGTGCACAGAGAATATGTTAAAGAATGGTTGACTGAAAGTGGTCGAAAACCAAAGAAGAAAAAACTACCACCTTCTTCTACTTTTAAGTTCACTCCACGATACGATCTTCTAAATAAAACTGAAGACTTGAAAGCAATTGCAGTTCCTGTAACAGAGAACGCAACTGCTAGAAAATACCTGCTAGATCGAGGTATACCTGAGTTTAAAATGACAGACATGTGGTTTGTACAAAGTGCTCAGTCACTATCTCATTTACATAAAAACTATGCAGGTCGTGTTCTAGGTGAAGACCCTAGAATTATATTACCATTCTTCTCAGAAGATGGTGAAATGATTGGTCTTACTGGTCGTGCAATCAATGATTCACCACTCAGATATCTGACCATGAGATTTCGAGATGACGTTCCACTCATCTTCAATGCTAATAATGTGGACAAAACTAAAACTATCTATGTAACAGAGGGACCCATAGACAGTTTATTCCTCCCAAACAGTATCGCAGTTGCGGGAAGTGATTTTAAAAAATTAAGTGATCAGTATAAAGAAAATGCAATACTCATATACGACAACGAACCAAGAAATAGAGAAATCATAAAGAAAATTAATGAAGTTATTGATCTTGGGTATAAAGTGTGCATCTGGTCTGACAAAAGAGTAGAAAACTGCAAAGATATAAACGACATGATTCAGAGTGGTATATCTGAACATGAGATAGTTGATATAATTAATGACTGTACAACGTTTGGTCTCTCAGCAAAATTAAAACTAACGGAGTACAAGAGGGTATGAATTCAGCAATATTAGTCGTAAAATCAGACGGATCAAAAGTAGACATAAATTTAGAAAAAATCCATAAGATGGTTGAAAAGGCCTGTAGAGGTATAACAGGTGTATCAGAGTCATTAGTAGAAATGAATTCTGGTCTTCAGTTCTTTGATGGTATAACAACAAAAGAAATACAAAAGATATTAGTAAAATCAGCAAGTGACTTGATTAGTTTAGAATCACCAAACTATCAGTTTGTCGCCGCTAGACTTTTACTTTTTGCTATACAGAAACAAGTTTTCAACACAAAATGGAAAGATGCAGAAATATATCCAGATTTACGAGAACTTGTAGATAGAAATATAGACAAAGGCGTATACGATGCAGATATACTAAACTACTACAACAAAGAAGAATTCAAAAAACTCAACACATATCTCAGACATAGTAGAGACTTTGATTTTACGTATGCGGGTTTACAACAAGTCGTAGACAAATATCTTGTACAAGACAGATCATCAGGTAACATATACGAAACACCACAATT